GATTGCGAATATTAATACCAGTTGAGAAAGTTCCATATGATGCGATAATGATTGCATTATCTTCTTTTTCTGTGATTGTCCGAACTTCTTCTCGATCCTCTGTATCTACGCCTCCATGAACAAAGAAACACTTTCTGTGTTCTTCCTTACTGTTATTTATGAGATCAAAGAGAGGAAGTCCATGTGACTCAACTCTTGTATATAATATTAATGTATTACCTTTTTGATCAATAGCTAAGTTTTTAATAAAGTTATTTCTCTGTGTATGTGTGATTAAGTATTGTATTTCATCTTCATAGTTTTCAAATTTTCTTGCTGGGTGTTTAAGAGTTAAAACTTTAATATTTAATTTGGACAGATATCCTTTCTTCATTAATTCATCAGTCCGAATAATTTTATATGTTGGGCCAAATAATCCCTCTAATACCCACTTATGAGTTTGTGTTCCATCAAGCGTTCCTGTAAAACCATATCGATATTTACAATCAAGCAACTTTGTCATGATGCTCACAAGAGATCTTGACTTAAATAAATGTGCTTCATCTCCAATTACCACATCAAAGTTCTTAAAATATTTTTTATCTAATTTATAAATTGACTGCCATGTCGTAATGGTTACACTCTGATCTGTATTTTTATCTTTGCCTGCATATACACGATGACAATAGTTTGCAACATTCCAACCATAGTCTTCAAAATCTTTGTACATTTGTTCAACAAGAGATGTTGTTGGAACTACAATTAAAATTTTACGTTTATTTTCAACATGATATCTTGTAATTGCATAGATCATTAATGATTTACCAGATGCAGTTGGTGATAATAATAACTTACGATTATTTTTTAATGCATCATGAACACCCATAATCTGATACGGTCTGGGTTTATGTTTTGATATACTTTTTACATAGTCAGTCACACCAGCTGGTGATATTAACTCATTCTCTTCGATTGGTAGTCCGTAAAATTTACTTCCTTCAAATTCATAAGTGTAATCTTGACGATTACAAAAAGAAATAATACGATCTACAAGTCCAGTATAAATCTCATTTCTTCTCATATCAAAAAGACGAATCTTTCCATCCCAATATTTGTTACGATATTGAGGCATGAACTTGGCGCCAGGAACTTCAAATGTAAAATGATCTGAGAGTTCATGATACACATGTTGTTCGGATTCTACCGTAACAAAAACTTCATTTTTCTTTTTGATAATTAAGTGGGTCATGCAAATCCAGCTTGAAACTTATGCCATTCAATTGAATTTTTAATTTGATATGTGCGGTTTGATATCTGTTTAAGAATACTTTCAAGATAATTAATCATCACATTATAATATTCAACCTTTAAATTTGCCTCTGAAACTCGTTCATCAGCATCCATATATCTAATTAATGCATCTTTATCTCTAACTTTCTTCGGAAAAGGCTCTCGTTCATATACCTCTGGATCTGCCTTTCCAGAATAATATTCATATCTTTCATGACGAACACTCTTTTGTATCTTCTGAGCTTTCGTTCGCAATAAGATTAAATTGTTCATTACCTCATGATATTTGGAATGCAGTTGAGGAATCTTGATTGATTCTTCATGCATATTATCAATATCAATCTTACAGTCCTCTTGCCACATGGACTGAATCTTCTCAAGATTAATCATGTAAAATTATTTTTTTAAAAAATTGTCTAGTCTATTACCGTTTGGATCTGTGATATTAAAGATCGTATATTTAAATGATACTTCTGCTGTAAAAAAATTATAGTCACGAGTGGTAACATCAAAATCTAATGTTGAAAGTGAAATTGGAAATGCATCTTTAAAATTAATTAAAACACTTGGTTTATAATTACTATTTAAAACTTGTAAGGTGGCGTCTGAAAATTCAAAATACCGAGGATCTCCTCTATCTATAACTCCTTTATTAGTTCGGTTATCATCATTTTTTAATTGTCTAAATTGACCTAGAGACTCAGGATATCCAAGACCAGTAAGCCATTTATAGATTGCAAGATAGTTTTCCATCTTTTCATCTACTAGAAAACGGACTCTTAAATCATCATATAAAACTTTATCTCCAGGCACAGGAATATCCTTCAAATAAGTTGGTTGAACAGCTGTTCCCATGCTTATTTGAGGTATGTTCGCAGATTGGCAAAGAAAATCAACCTTTGGTGTCTTAGTCAAGATTAACTTGAAACCAAGAGGAGACATATAGTTCCTATTGGCAATTTGTTTATCAAAGGGTGAAACAGAATCAGTCATCTAACTTCTTTTTCATTTTTTTGATTCTCTTTACATAGAGAATCTCTGCTTGTGAATACAGAATCGGATTTTTCTTTGATCTTTTGATAATAAGTTTTACAGCTTGTTTATCATCCATATTACTATTTAGACACAAAAAAAGAGACCATTTCAGATCTCTAATTACTTTTAATTTTTTTCTTTGATTCTCTTCTTTTTCTATCTCGTTTTAATTTGCAACATATACATGAACTTCTCTTTTTTTTATTGCCATATTTATCAATATTATCATAAAAGTTATCTAAAGGTAGTTCTTGAAAACAACTGGGGCACCACTTATACCCTTCTTTTGGTGGTGGAAATAAAAAGGTTACTTGACTTTTTATTTCAACACCTAGTATCTTTCCCACTTCTTCTTTAGTTTTACCCTCACGAAATAACTTCAATGGTAGTAATGGATCATTTTCTGGTAAATGCCATCCTTGTAGGATATATGTTTCCCCATGTATTACGGATGCGAGAGATGTGTGAGAAATACCCATTTTCCTACAAAATGGTTTAATACCTTTCTCTGAAAATGTTTCACCCCAAGGAGACACTACGGTAAAAGACTCCATATTCTTTCCATTCTTATAATATGTCTCATGTCTTTTTTGTTTTGCTTCTTCAGTATAACATCCAATACCTAATTCAAATTCACGTTTAGATTTTTGTCTATAAAACTCTCTTCTTTCTTCACCATCTTTACCTTTAAATAATGCTTTAGTATTAGCACTTCTCTGTTCTTTTGTCCATGAATGCACACCTATCCCAAGTTCAGCATTTTTTAATCCAGTTTGTCTAGCTCTTTCTTTTGTCGCTTCTGCCCATTCTGGATCATTTTCCCATTTATCTTTCGTCCATTGTACAATTCCTTTTTTAGCTGCTCTTTTACTATCAGCACTATGTTGTTCCTTAGTTCTACCAAGAGAACCCCCAAACATTTCTGGGTGTTGATCATAATACCACTTTTTATTTTCCATCGCTTTTTTTCTTGTCTCTGGTGATGGATTTGAAGGCCCTTCTCCACCATCACTTAAGTTTCTAAGAATACCTGTTCCTATATCAACTCTACCATAAAATTTAATCATTTCTATTTCATGATCAAATGCTTCCTTTTCAGTTAAATTTTCCTTTAAAAAAATAATTCTATTTCTGTCTTTAGGAACGGGCGTATTACGATGGTGTGAAAATGCCCTAGAACCTTTACCTTTTCCAACGTAGTATAATGTTCCAGCTTTTGCTATTTTTGAATCCTTTTGTCTAAGATATCCGTAGGTATAATAAACTTTGTTAGTCATTTCATTATTATAACATAAAAAAAGAGATCCGTCAGGATCTCTTTTAAAAAATATGTAATACGAATTACATAAGGTTTGTAACTGAAACTCTTCTGTAGTAGCGGTTTGCATTAACAGTAAGTGTTCCCTGTCCTTGTGTTGTACCTTGTGAGAATGGGTTCTCGACCATACCATATCTGGTCTTAAATCCAATCTTGGGTTGGAATGTATCCTGACCCACTGCACGAACCATCTGTAGAGGAACGTATGGGCAATAGAATAA